CCCCCTTCGGGTTTTTTTGTTGTTTTTGCTGATACTCTCTATTTATTTTGTCTTATTTTGTCCTGGTCTTGTCCAATAAAAATAATTAAGGTTAGGAGCTGGCGCTATAACTAGATTTTTATTAGTTGCAGTACTGTCCTAATGACAGTTCTACTACTTTTTGCCTGGTCGATTTAGTCCAGGTGCAATTTTATTTAATATTTATTTGTAAGAATAGCCGCATAATGATTGCAAACTGTCTAAATATCTAGTAATATTCTTATTAGATCTTATACAGATCTTATTCACACTAACTTAAGAGGTCACCTTGACAGTATCAATCAAATCATGCACCAGGAAGCAAGCCACAATAGAAGCAAGTTACAACAACTTATGCGCCTTATTTGGTCAGCCTTCCAAAATCCACCAGGACAAAATCACAACTTTATTTGAAGCTGAGTTTTTAGATTTAAGTTTACACCTGGACTACTTTTTTAATAATGCAAGTAACCAGCAACTTCAAGAAAATCCAGATCAAATTTATATCTGGACTATTTCAAGCGCTGACGTTTTAGCGCCTGACAGGTTACAGAATTTTATTAACTTTGTAAATAATGCCTGGACTAACGACCAAAAATGGAGTCCAGCAGCAAATTTAAAAGTTTATACTGACCAGCGCGGTTATTTTGACATGAATTAATCATGCGCTGGTATTTTTTCTATTTAATAGGGATTATTACTTGTTTAATAATCCTACTTTCCTAACTTCCAGGCTTCCAGCTTTCGAGCTGGTCGCCTAGATGGTAGGCAAGCCTACCAATTAAAACAATTTACCAGGACTTAAAATGTCAACAGCAACATTAACCAAGCCTAAAGCATTGAACTATGATGGAGAAATTTCTATTTGTATTCAATGCTTGGCAAGTTATAACGAGGGAGTACACCATTTTTTTTGGTGCGACTTGGAAGCAATAGACCTGGATAACTTCGAGGAAGAGTTCCAGGAGTGTATCGACTACGTTATTAAAACCAGCCCAAGCGAAAGCGCCGAGGAATGGTTCTTTACTGACCATGAAAACCTTGGCGCAATATATGACGAGTACCAGGACATTAAAACAATTAAAGAATACCTGGAAAAATACCAGGAATTTAAAGAAAATAATATTTCTATTGATTTAATGAATGAGTACCTCGAAAACTACGGAGAAGATCTTAGTTATAGCGATTTTGAGAGCGCATATCGTGGCGCTTATGATTCTGACGCAGAATACGCAGAAGAATTTTACACAGAAACAGGTGCCTATGATCCTGACACTTTAAGTAATTTAGTCATAGACTGGGAAGCAACTTTTAACTATTCTATGCGCTATGACATGACAGTACTTGAAGCAGATGGAGAAAGGCATTATTTCTTAGATTAAACAACTAGCCCAGGTGTTACAGCCTGGGCAATTTTTTTTAATTAATTATTTCCTTTAATAATTTTCTATTAAATGAAGTAATTATTAATTTAATTTACTTCTTATTCACAACATACCAGGAGAAAAAAATGGACATCACTTTTGTAGATGGCATTACAGGAAAGGCAGTAAAAACAATTAGTTTTGAAAGTCATTCTGAAAAAAAAGACCCAGACTCAGGCATATTAATAAGCCGATACGAGGAGGAGGGATGTAAAAACCGAGCCGAGTATCTTGATATGCTCAGGGAGGACTACGGAGCTGACATAGTGGATGCACTATTAACAGTATTACCTCCGAGTGAGGACTTCGACGGGTTAATAATGGAACTAAATGACCGATCTAATTACTATTAATCATGGAATCAAGAATAAACAAGCTAACACATAAGGAGATACAAAAAGCTCCTACTAAATGGCTTAAACATTGCTTAAGGTATGACATTGACCTTGAAGTTGCGGACATGATAGCTAAAGAGCTATACGAGATAAGGGAAGCTGGACAAGAGGAGGTTATTTAATGATTGAATTTCTTATAATCGCTGGCGGTTTATATGGGTTATACCTAGTCGGTATAGCCTTATATACCGACATTAAATATCGAAAGTCCAGGAGGAATAAATGAAACATCTTATTCCATTTACACCAGATCAACTTTCAATCGTTGAAGCAAGTTTGCAATCATCACTCAAATATGCAGATAGTGAATACATTGAACAAGTTAATGAAATCTTGCAAGTGATTGAGGTAAACAAATGAGCTGGAATAGTTATCTCGAATTGATAGATTATGTCAATGAATTTTATGGAGCTGGTGGTTTATACCAGCTCCCTATCGAACACAATGATGTTGGCTCACTTGTAAATGTTAAAACCAGGCACGTTACAAGAGCTGAAATATCACACGCAATAATGATTTATTTTTCTATCCTGGAATACGCTAAACACAAGCGCTATCCGTACACATACGGAGGGAATGATTCTATTGATAGGGAAAGAATCAGGGACATATTGTGTGACTTATTGCTTTACAAAAAAGATCACAACATATACGTTGATTCATGCGCCAAGCTGGATCACGATAATGGATCAGGAAAATTTTACCAGGAGGTTAACAATGGAACTAACTAAAGAACTAACTAAAGAACAACAACAACAAAGAGATCTTAAATGGGATGCTGATGTTGTTATGGAACAAATCCAAATGCAAGAGAGTAGCCACAGAAGAATGTCAGCGTTAGTTGAGTATCAACTTGAATATCCTGACATGACTATTAGAGAGTTCTTTTCTATGGCAAGCGAAGTTGAAGATGAAGATGAAGAGGAGGATATATGATTGAAGAATTTTTTGAACATCAAGAATACAGTATTCAAAGGGCATCACTTGATGATGCCTGGATATTTGGAGACATAACTAAGGAACAGTATCAAGAATGGTCAAACAAACTTGATGCTAAATATAAAAAACAACTACGATTTAAAGGAGGTTCAGATGGCAACTAAGGATGAAGCACTTAAAGCACTACACGAAGCAAGCTTATCAATAGCTTGCTTAACTGATTTTTATGAATATCTTGAAGATGAAAGTGTTACAAAGAACCATACAAAATGGGTTTTAAAAGAAGAAGAACTTCTTAAAAGAGACATATATCATATTCAAGATCAAATTACTATTTTAGAAAATTTTCTTGACCCTGATTGTACTTACAACCCTTACACTCCGAGCAAAACAAATGTCTAAAACTAAATGGACTATCGAACCTTATGATTCAAAAGGTTATTTAACTGTTCATAACTTTGATTCAGTTATAAAAGAAAGTTTGAATTGTCTTAATGAATTACATAGGACAAAAACCTTATGTAATTATGAACAAGAAATTTTTCCTTTTGATATTACTGATACACAAACAGGTGTTAATCAAGGTATGGATATTGAAATATGGTTTGATGTTGACGAACCAGATACTATCCATTGTGAGATAGTAAATGCCTTTAGCGAACATGGTTGTTGGACTAGAGGTAATGATTATCAATCTTTATGGACAGTACATAAAGATAATGTTCAAGAATTTTTAAAGTTTTTTGAAACTAAATCTGATGCAATATCAGATAATAATGAACCACTACAGGAGGAAATCTATGTCTGAAGTATTAAAAGCATTAAGAGAAGCTAGAGAAACTCTTGATCGTTTACTAGCTCAATATCCTATTGGGATTTCTGCCAGAAGATTTGAATTAAATGCAGATTTAAAACATATTCAAGAACGAATCACGTTTATAGAAAAATTTTTAGATCCTTTTACTGTTGCAGAACTAGAAGAAATGGAGGACAGCAATGGAAAAACAATTTAAATCCTACGAAATAGTTTACGATTACGAGCATGATGGTCAACGTATGGTCAGTATGCACGTTCAAGTTGCGCAATGCCTGGAGGATGCACTTAATCACTTTATCGAAACAATACCTTACGTTGAAATATACGAAGTAAAGTATCGAGGACTAAGAGTTTACAATGGCAAGCCTACTAAGGAGGTTAAAAGTGTTTGAAGCTATCATCACACTAGCCTTATTTATTTTTTTATTTATTATTATTGTTAATTAATCAAATGACCGAACCAATTTACAAACTAACTGACAAAAAACCAAACCAAAAACATAGCAATAACAAAGACCAGGTACTTTATTACTGCTCAAAGGGAGAATATTTTATCTCCGCAAATTGGAACTATCCTCCTAGTGAGGCAACTCATTGGCAAATGTTAGTAGATGCGCCAGCCTCTACTGAAACAACCGAGGAGATTCAAGACAGATTGCTAAATGAATACCTAAAGGATGCCTTCCCCCAAGTTTCTGATAGAGTAGCTATGTACCCAATAATTAAAAGAGCCTGGAGGTATGCACAAGATGTTAAGTAAAGACGACTCAGTTAAACTTCAAGTTATGATACCTACGCAATTAGAAAAAAGAATTAATTATCTAGCTGAAGCGCAGGGAATTAATAAAGCTGACCTGGTTAAACGTGTATTAACTGTATGGTTCGAGCAAAACTATGAAGAGAAGTATGACTTTTGGAGTCAAGTTAATTGAGTACATTAGATGACCAACTAGCTAACGAAAAATTAATGCTTAATCTTGGACGAGATAGGGTAAGAGCTGTATCGTCCAGGAGGAAAGCAAACAATATGGAGAGTCTCTCTGAATACGGAGAGTCTCTCTGTTCTTTTGGTGTACAAAATATTATTTATCACTTGCGAGCTGTAAGAAAAAAGATAGAGAAGGGAAGAGCTGGTCAGAACTATGCTTTACTTACTCCATTATTAGACTTAGACCCAAGCCAGATAGCGGCGGCTTCGATAAGATCAGTAGTCGATAGCCTAAGTATGACTCCCACTTTGCACCAGGTATCTAGCAACGTGATAGAAAAGATATGGATTGAGACTATGCTAGATCGGGCAACTGATAATGAACTAAGTAAATACAAACGTGGTCGGCATAAGAAAAGATACAGAATATTTTTAATAAACAATATGATTAATACTGAGCAATGGAACCCCAGGCAACGTATGGCAAGTGGGTTATTCATGGTTGAACTAATACAAAAACATACAGGCTTAATTGAAATAGTCCTGGACAAATCTACAACACCTCCCAAGAGGATAGTCAGGGCGACACAAGATTGTATGAATTGGATCAAAGACGTTGACGAAAAATTAAAACTAATGAGTCCTAATTTTTTACCTATGCTGGTAGAACCAAAAGAATTTACTACTCCCTATAATGGCGGATATATAACTAAGCCAGCTCGATATAATTTATTTAAAAGTAACAACGAGATACTTGCTAAAAACATGAAGGGCAACGAACCTTACCTTGATGCGGTTAACATCCAGGGCAAAGTTGCCTGGCAAGTAAACAAATATATATTAGACCAGGCGCTATATGCTTACGATAATAATTTAGAGATCGGATGCCTACTACCAAGAGACGGATACTCTGTTCCTCCATATCCTAAGCATTGCGAAGCGGATAGCCAGGAGGTTTTGCAATGGAGAATAAACTGCAAGAATATAATCGACAAGAATAATTACACACAAGGTAGTCGTATTGGTATAGCTAAAACATTTTGGATGGCGAAAAAATTTAGGGATGCTGAACAATTATATTTTCCTAAACAATTAGACTTTCGAGGAAGGATATACGATAGAGTTCCATACCTTAACAGCCAGGGCAATGATCTATCGAGGGCGCTATTACAATTTGCGAAAGGCAAGCTAATAAAAACAGAAGAAGATTTGAATTGGTTAAAGATACATGGTGCAAATATGTATGGAGTTAAGTCAGATTTTAAAACCAGAATACAATGGGTTAACGAGAATATAAATTTAATTTATGGAGCTGGTAGAGATTGCTGGAACAAACCAGAGTTTTGGATGCGAGCAAGTAAGGCTTGGAGTTTTCTTGCTTTTTGTAGGTCAATCTATTTATATTCACAAGAACCAGATAGCTATTTATGTCAGCTTCCCTGCCATCTTGATTGCACTTGCAGTTCTATTCAGCACTTCTCAGGTTTGCTCCGTTCACAAGTAATGGGGGAGAAAGTTAACCTGGTAAATAGTGAACAGCCACAAGATATATACAGCGAGGTAGCACAAGCAGTTAACAACGAACTAAGAATGAATGATGAAGATGTAAATAGAAAATGGTTAATGCTTAGTCCTGATAGATCACTAGCTAAACCTTGCGTGATGACAGCTCCATACGCTGCAACTAACAGCGCCTTCTATCACTTTGCTTACTCCTGGGCTAATGAAAAGATGATGAACACATTAGGTAAAGGTAAACATAACTGGCTAAAGAAACCATTAGCTAAAAGTACTGTTGGTTACATGGCTCAATTACTTTATAAACATTCATGCCAGGCTATTAAGCCAGCAGTAGGAGCTATGAAATTTTTTAGGCACATAGGTAGAGAGCTAGGTAAGGATAATAAGGGAGTGCAATGGCATAGTCCAAGTGGATTGCTAGTACATCAAAAGTATTTAGATCAGAAAAAATCTAGGATACAACTAAAATATTTATCTGACGTTTATCTGGATATAAGAACAAACATAGATACTCAAGAAGTAGATACAAGGAAGATGGCACTAGCTATCTCAGCAAATATATTGCATAGTTTTGATGCAAGTCACATGGCATTATCCACAATTCATGCTTCAATAGAAGGAGTCGAAAATATCGCTGGCATCCACGATTGTTTCGTTACTACTCCGTCTGAAATGAGTGAACTGCGTAACTCAGTTAGGCAAACATTTGCTGATATGTATTCAGAGAATTGTTTATCCAAGCTAAAGGCAGAATTAAAAGCACAACTAACAGACAACCAAATAAAACATTTACCCTCCGAGCCTACGCTTGGGGAGTTAGATGTTGAACAAACTAGAACATCTACTTATTTCGTCACATGACTTTAAAAGCATTTTATGTCGTCACTCCTAAGTGCGTACCTCAGTATTCCTGGTTAGTCGAACCAGACACAGCCTTCAACAAACGTCCAGAATGGAAGGTTGATTTAATCCTGGACTCTAATGACCCTAAAACTCCTATTGTTGCACAGCAGATTGAAGATGGGTTTGCAGCATACAAACAATCTCTCAAAGAAGCTAACCCTAAGAAAACATTTAGGTTAGCTGACAGTACCAGGTATGAATTTACTACCCACAATGGAGCTAAGGTTTTTAAAATAAAAACCAGAAGATATGTAAGCGGTACAGATATGAATGGAAAGCCATACAACAATACACCTCCATTGCTTATGGATAAATATAAAACTCCTATTACTGGAGAAGAAAGAGAAAAATATAGAGGATTAGGAGAAGGAACAATTATCCAGGTACGACTACGTTGCGCTGGCTATGACCACCCTGCTCATGGGGTTGGATTGACTATACAGCCTGACTTAATAGTGTTCCATAACTTTGTACCTTATAGCAAAACACAAGATGAAGAAGCGACCAGCCTTGATGGGTTCGAGTTCGAGAGTGAAGAGAAGGATCTCGCACCCTCAAACCTTGACAACAGCTCAGGGGGAAATACATTTTAGATCAAAGTTTGAGGCGCAAGTTGCCAAAGAACTAATAAAATCTAAAGCTAAGTTTACTTATGAAACTGTCAGTTATGATTACATCATCAGCAGTAGCTACACTCCTGACTTCATCCTCCCTAACTGCGTGGTCGAAGTCAAAGGAGTACTTACTAAAGAGGAAAGAAAAAAATATATTGCAGTTAAGGCGCAACATCCCACACTAAGAATTTGTTTTTGTTTTCAAAACGCAAGCAACAAACTTAGTAAAGCCAAGAGAAGCCTGACGTATTCAGCCTGGGCTGAACGTCATGGCTTTCCCTGGTGTAACAAGACTATCCCTAAAGAATGGTATGCCGAGTAAATACAAAAGCAAAGAACCCTGTCCAGAGTGCGGAAGTAAAGATAACGTAGCTGTTTATGATGATGGTCATAAACATTGTTTCGGATGCGGATGGCAATATCAACCAGGTAAAGATAAACCAACAAAAACATTTACACCAATGAAGAAACAATGGAAGCCTTTAGTTCCATTACCCTGCGAACTACCTAAACGTGGAATCACTAAAGAGACTTGCGAACTATTTGGATATGGGATTGCAAATTTTAATGGAGCTGATTGCCAAGTAGCTAGTTATAAAAGTCAAAGCGGAATACTTGCAGCTCAACATATAAGATTTAGAGACAAGAGATTTATATGGCAAGGAGAATTAAAAGATATAAAGCTATGGGGTCAGGATTTATGGAGGCAACACAATACTGGTCAGACGTTTGTAGTTATTACTGAAGGAGAGATAGATGCAATGTCTGTATCTCAGGTGCAAGGTAACAAGTTTCCTGTAGTAAGTTTGCCTTCGGGTGCGCAAAGTGCTACGAAGTATGTAGCTGCAAATTTATCATGGTTATCTCAGTTCGTCCGTATAGTTATTTGTTTTGACTCGGACGCACCTGGTTTGGATGCTGCCGAAAAGGTTGCAAAAGTCTTACCTACTGGTAAGGCAGCTATCGCAAACCTACCAAGAAAGGATGCTAATGAAATGCTCCTCGCAGGGGAGGGCGAGTTACTTAAAGATTTGCTCTGGAAAGCAAGTCCTGTCAGACCCGATAACATACACTCTGCCTACAGTTTATGGGAAGATTTAATTAAGGAAGATACCTCGAAGGTATGTAGTTATCCCTTCCCAGAACTAAATAGAATATGTTGTGGTTTTCGTAAACAAAGTCTAACTACTATCTGCGCTGGCACAGGGGTTGGCAAGAGCCTACTTTGTAGGGAGCTGGCGCATCACTTCTTAGTTAATGGACTTCGGGTAGGTTGGATTGGTTTAGAAGAAAGCAGCAAGAGAAGTTTGCAAGGCATACTATCTATTGCACTTAACAAACCATTACACCTGGACGAGAAAGCAGTAGATCAAGATGAATTAAGACAAGCCTTTGATTATTTATTTAGCGACAATAACTTTATATTGCTTCAGCACTTTGGTTCACTAGACCCTGACCGATTGATAGATCAGATTACATACATGGCAACTGGCGAGGAATGTGACGTTATATTCCTGGATCATATTTCCCTGGTAGTAAGTGGACTAAGTGATGGAGACGAGAGAAAACAAATAGATGTATGCTGTACCAAACTGAGACAAGTGGTAGAAAAAACTGGAGTAGGTTTAGTTATGGTTAGTCACTTAAGAAGGACGGATGGTAAGCCAGCAGAGGAAGGCGGAGACGTTAACTTGCAAAGTTTGAGAGGGAGTTCGAGCATAGCTCAGTTATCTGATTTGGTTATATGTGGTATTAGATCGCAGCAAGACGAGGCAACATCAAACGAACTACAGTTAAAAGTATTAAAGAATAGGCATAGCGGTACATTAGGTCGGGCTGACAAGCTCGAATACAACGAGAAAACTGGCAGACTATCTGCCTCCCTTACTGATTTTTTATTATGACTTTATTAATTGACGGAGATCATCTAGCTTTTACAGCAGCTTGCGCAGTAGAACAAGTAGTTGAGTGGGATATTAATGTATGGACTACTCATTCTTTTTTAAGTGATGCAACTAAAGTAGTCGAAACAAAACTAAAAGGCTTTATTGATATAGCTGAAGATAAAAAGGTAGTGATGACATTTAGTTCATACCCTACATTTAGACATGAAATATACCAGGACTACAAAGCAAACAGAATAACTAAGCGAAAGCCTACAGTATTTAAACCATTAATAGAATGGATGGAAGGGGAATGGGAGTCAATAAGATACGCTAACTGCGAAGGGGATGACGTATTAGGAATCTTGGCTACATCAAAAACTTATGATGATCCAGTAGTAGTAAGTGTCGATAAAGATATGAGAACTATACCTTGCAAGTTATTAGCTGGAGACGATCTCGAACTAATAACTAAAAGACAAGCGGATAGAAACTGGATGAAGCAAGCGTGTAGTGGAGATCCAACTGATAACTATAAAGGTATTCCAGGTGTAGGTTTGGTAGGAGCTGACAAGATACTAGGAGATAGTATTAAGCTAGATGATATGTGGGAAAAGGTAGTTGAAGCATACAAGAAACAAAAGCTAACTTATGCTGACGCATTATTAAACGCAAGATTATCCAGGATATTAAGACAAGAAGATATTAATTTGAATACAGGAAAAATTAAATTGTGGTCGCCAAAGAAAAAATTATAAATCAAGTGGATTTTTCTTTTTCTTTTTAGGAAAGCCAGCTTGCATATTAGCGTAGGCTTGAGGAGATATAGTACTATCCTTCTTACTTCTACTTGTACCAGCTTTCTTTCTTTTGTTTATGTTGTAATACAAGCCTTTCCTAGCCATAATAAATAAGTAATATATGTATAACTTAGCATTGTTTATGGAAGCTGACGACCTATTTCCACCTATTGATGAAGCATTAATTAAAAAACTAAATGAGATATATCCAGAGAAATGTCCAGACCTTGATATAAAAGATCGAGAGATATGGTATAACGCAGGGCAAAGAAGCGTGGTAAAAATGTTAATTTCCGTTTATGATGAACAAAGTAATACATTACGGAGTTAGCTATGTGCGGAGGCGGAGGTCGTCCACCTGATAGGTCGGAAGAAACTCTTAGGTTACAGCGTGAACAAATGGCTGAACAGAAGAGACAGTATGAACAAACAAGAGCCGATCAACAGGCAAGGCAGCAAGAGCAAGAAAAGATTGCATCTGCTCCATCTGCTCCGCCTCCATCTGCTACAGCCGAACGTCCAGCAGCAGCACTTGAAATACCTGGAGGAGATCCAGGACTAGGAGCTGCACAACAACGTAGAGGATATGGTAGAAAGAGATTAAGAACAGATTTACTCTCTGGCTCAGGTTTACAAATACCTTAAATAAATGGAAGTCACACTAACAAGTGACTTGGATGCTACAGGTAAGTCCTACTCCGACATGGAGAAAAAAGGAATTACTGTAGCGTCTAAGTACGAACAACAAAAAGCAAAGCGTAATCCCTATGCGGATATAGCGAGAAAGTGTGCAGAACTAACTATCCCTTTTGAGTTTCCAGATACACAATATTCTGGTTCGGCTAGGGCTAGGATCACTACTCCCCATCAAAGCGTAGGAGCTAGAGGGGTTGCCAATATTGCTAACAAGCTAGGGCTATCTCTCTTCCCTCCTAATACAAGTATGTTTAAGTTAGAGATAGATGACTTAGCGTTAAGACTCCAGGACGTAGATCCACAACAAAAGACAGAACTAGATAGCGCTTGCGTAAAGGTAGAGTTAGCAGTTAATACAATGCTCGAAACATTATCTGCAAGAGCAGCATTGTACGAAGCATTTAAACAATTAGTTATTGCAGGGAATGTATTGTTATATGTAAACCCAACTGGTATTCGAGTACTGCACCTTGAAAGATATACAGTTACCAGAGATCCAATGGGTAACGTAGAAGAAATAATAATAGAAGAGGAAGTAAACCCTAAGTTACTTCCAAAAGGTTTTCTATCCCCTTCGGATGCAAAGCAATACGATAAGGATTATGGGAAGAAAGATGTAAAAATTTATACTTGCGTTAAATACAAAGATGATAAGTGTCATTGGTATCAAGAGGTAAAAGGTAAACCAGTTCCAGGAACTAATGGTATGAGTCCGAGGGAATGTAGTCCATTCATCCCACTACGTTTCCAATCAATGGACGGAGAGGACTACGGACGTTCATACATTGAGCAATGGTATGGCGACCTTTCTGCTCTTGATAATTTGTATCAGGCAGTATTGGAGGCTAGTGCAGCCATGAGTAAAATTTTATTTATGGTAAATCCCAATGGCACTACAAGGCCAAGAGCCTTAAGCAATGCCGAAAACGGAGCTATCATCCAGGGCAATGCGCAAGACGTTACAGTTTTACAAAGCCAGGGCAAGTTAAATGATATGAGCCTGGCAAACAATACTATAGATAGGATCGAAGCCAGGCTTGAGTTTGCTTTCTTGTTTAATAGTGCAGTACAAAGACAGGCCGAAAGAGTTACAGCCGAAGAGATACGTTATGTTGCCGAGTCGTTAGATGAAAGTCTAGCTGGTTTGTATTCTGTATTAACCCAAGAACTACAACTACCTTTAGTTCGTAGGTTGATATATATAATGCAAAGAACAAATAAGATACCTGACTTTCCTAAAGGAGAAGATGGAAAAGATTTAATGATGCCTAAGCCAGTTACAGGTTTAGAAGCTGTAGGTAGAGGAGACGACAGAAATAAATTAATGGACTTTATTGGAGCTGCAACTGAAACACTAGGCAAAGAAACAATAGAAAAATATATCAATATGGAAGAAGCATTAAGAAGGTTAGCAGCAAGTAGTTCTATTGATGTAACTAATTTAGTTAAGACTCCGCAACAATTACAGGAAGAACAGCAAGCAGCAGCCCAGGCGCAACAAGAAATGCAACAACAAGAAATGATGAGTAATATGATAACAAGCCCTGCTGCTGGCAAAATAGCAGATAATTTCACACAACCAGGTATGCCCTATGGCGCTCAAATCGAACCAGGAGGAGAAGGCGAGCAAGGAAACGCAGCCCTCCCCAACCTTAGCAACATCCCAACCGCCACTTAGTAAAGTGGAAGTTACAACTGACTCTCCCGATTTACCCAGGGAAATAGTCATTACACCAGAAATGGTTAAAGAATTTAAAAACACTTAATTAATTATGCCAGAACCAATCACTATTACTGACCAGGGTACACCTTCCTTATCGGAAGATAACCAAGCTGCATTAGAAGAACTAAAGCAAGCTGAAGCGGATCTTGAAAAAGAGAACGTAATCGCCCAGGAAGAACAATTAATAGGAGGCGAGTTCCAATCGCAAGAAGATTTACTTGCTGCCTACCAGGAATTAAAAGCTAACCAAGACCAGTATCGTCCTCCAGGAGAACCGCAAACTGCTCAAGAAATTTATGGAGAAGCGGTTGGCAACAGACTTGAAGAAGCTGGAGTTAACTATTCAAAGATGAATGATTACTGGCAAGAAAATGGAGAGATTACAGACAAGCATTACAAGGAGCTGGAGAAGGCTGGCTTTCCCAGGGGGATAGTTGATGCACATTTAGATGGTTTAAGAAACCAGGCAACTGTATTACAATCTGATCTTGTAAATATTAAGAATACATACGGAGGAGAAGAAGCCTTTACTGCTATGCAATATTGGGCTAGGGATAATTTAACTGACGCAGAAAAAGCAGCTTACTCTAAAGGTATTAATGGAGACTTGGAAACAGTTAAGTTAACTGTTGCTGGACTTCATGCCAGGTACGCAAATTCTGTTGGTAACGAGCCTGATCTAATCTCTGGAAAAGCTGCAACTTATTCAAGTGATAAGTTTGAAAGTACTGCTCAGTTAGAAGAAGCAATGAATGATCCTCGATACAAAAAAGATCCAGCCTTTAGAGCCAAGGTTGAAGATAGATTAAGTAGGTCTAGTATTTTTTAAACATCCCAATTAACTAACTTCTTGGCTGCTGTCTGTTCGTCAGTAGTCATTTCCGTTAGTGTGACAGTATCATTAACCCAATTAGTAGGATCGAAGTTTGCTTCAGCAACGACTATTGCATAGGTTAATTCTGTTGTGTCGTTTTTAAATGGGTCTAGTAGTTTCATCCAATGTCTGTCTTTATCTTTGGATGCTACTTTCTCCATCATCCCAATGCCATTTGGTAAAGTTTTGCCTGTTAGTTCATGCTTATACCATTTAGTATAAAGCGATTTAGTTTCTGAAAAAGGTTTGGTTACATCCATAGTTTTATCCGTTTGTATCTAGTGTAGCCCAACTTGTGAATCCGCAATCATATCCACTACTACTATAATCCCCCTGCTGATACCAACTATTATCTCCACCTGTATAGTGATCTCCATGTTTACTTATCCAGAACCAACCATGTTCTGAACCATATCCAAGATGGGTGTACCCTCCCTGCATACATTGTGCTGGTTGATCTGGCCAATGAATAAAGTACGGAACCCAATAATCTTGGTATCTTAGATAATGCTGGCTGTCGTTTTCATTCATTCTACTTGGGGTGTAATTCCAATACCCTGCAAAAAATAGCGAGCCATGTTCATCCATTATTACGACACCTTGGCTAGTACTTTCGGGAATTGCGTATGGCATAATCTCAACTATCTTACCTATCTTCATTTTCTTTTCATTGCTACCGCCAAGCTGGAAACTATCCCAGTTACCTATAGCTTCATTTGGTCTGCTGTTATCTCCACCATCTTCAAAGTCTCCAAAGTCAGAGAATAATATTTCCCCACCAAACCAGCCACCTAAAGTAGCAGAGTTAGTATGACTATTAGGAGAGTTATTAGTTCCTTGTATTCCGTAATAATTAGATGCTGTTGAGTATATCTTTTGACTCTTACCAGTAGAACCACCATCCGTTATAAACCATAAAGTTGAATATCTATTATTGGTACAAGCCATGTAGATAACTTTTTGGTCTTGGCTATTCCATAGGCTGCTGGAGTTAGTAAGTATTCTAGGCATACCATTAGTTCCAGAACTACTAGAGTCAAATACACCTGTCTGCTGTCCGTAGTCTCTCCAGTAACCAGCGTAGTAAACTTCTCCATCTTCGGTTAGCCACCATGTTCTACCTTCAGCGTCAGCATCTTGGTTACATACGATATGAATTATTTTCTTGCCATTTAAAGGAGAACCACTAACTGCTGTTACTTCAGCAAAATCACTTCTATCGGAAGTATTATTTAACCCTAGCTGACCTTGACTTCCATAACCTGTTGACCAACACTTGCCTGATTCAGTAATAACTAAAGTGTGTGTGTATTGATAACCACTACAGATTACATATAATATTTTTTCATTATTAAATACACTTGCTGGTATTCTTGTTGCGTAGTAAATATGAGTGGTATTTCCTTTACCTAACTGTCCATATCCATTGTAACCCCAGGTATATAGATAGCCTTCTGTATCTACTGCATACCATGAACCATAGTCGTTACTATTGGTGTCTTGAGTATGAGCATGAGTACAAGCAAATTGTTTAATCTTTGGATAGCTTGTACCTTTTAATTCAGATGTACTTTCGTCATACCATTTCATAGGGCATTGACCAGTATTTCTATCTCTAGTACTTCCATCCCCCATAGGTCCATATCCGTTGTAGCCACCAAACCAGACCATGCCATTTTCACATAAATGATGTTTAATAGCTCTATTGCCATGAACCTGTAAAACTCTAGGAAATCTATGCTTTATGTTTCCATTTTCATCTAGCAACCCAATGTCGTTACCATTTAAATCTGTAAGTAAATGAGCATAGTCTGGATTACCAGCTAATGCCTGTCTTAATTTGTAGCCTTGTACCTTACTTCCTTTATGTGGATGCCACCTAGACCCTTGACCAGCATCCTGTCCGTCTATTCCAATACCTCCACCATATACATAGTCGTTACCATCATGATAGAAGTTACCCCAGAGGCAAGTTTCCCTACCTCCTATATATCCACCCTGTCTGTACATTCCAGAGTTACAACCATACTGATAGCCTCGACCAACTTTCTTTAAATATTCTGGTAAAGGTTTAATAGACTCTGTATATGTATTACCAGCCTGGTTAGGGAAATTATTAAACTGCAATATTCCTGACGTTGCATCCCGATAGTTTTCTTTTATAGAAGCAAGAACACTTCTTTCTTCAAAATCTCCACCTGTATAAGAAGGTAAAAATGTTCTGTCAATAGGAAATAAAGGTAGTCCATCTGTACCGCCACTATAATCTTCTATTGTTAATGTTGTTGGTACTGTTTCTGGAACAGTAAAGGTAAAGAATCCTCCAGCAGTAGGGGATGTCTGTACGTTTACAGGGCTGACACCAGTTAAGAATGAACCTCCAACTGTATATGGGTTATAAGCTCCGTCACTTGAATCTTTGATTGCATAACTTCTACTAGCAGCAGTAGGAGGAAATTCAAATGTATAGCTTTTTCCTTTAACAAGTTTTCTAGCGGTTGGCCCTTGCTGAGTTACGCTAGAGTAAACAGTTGGTAAATTAACATTGCCTGAGTAATCTCCATATCCACTACTTCCGTTATGTCCTGAGTCAATAGTGCTACCCATACCACTATGAGCAGTACAGTAATATCCAGTTACCATTGCTGCGTAAGGAGGCATCTTAAGAGTTACAGTTGCACCAGCACTTCCTACAGTTCCAGCCCTTGTAACATAACCACCATCCTGTGTTGATAAAGGTACTGAGCCATTAAATATGCTGACCGCAAAATCTAGTTCATGCGTTACGTTAGAAGCGTCAGATACATCAAAGATATAAACAGAGTTAGCTCTTAGATATATATAAGGAGCCTCGACACCATCTAAATAAAATTTACTGTTAGCTACAGTAACCGCATAAGTTTTAGTTTCGTATGGAGGGTAGTTTGTGCCATGCAGCAAAGTAGCAGTATGGGTACTACTTACGACTAATCTGTTATATATAAGAACTGTATCGTTTGGTATATCGTGGTTTGGTGCTTCCTTGACTCTTAGGACTTGACCTTTAGTTCCAACAGGTAACCTGGTATTTGTTGTATTATCTTTATCTCTTACAAGTAAGTCTCCAGATGTAGTCAAGACATCAGCACTAGGAGCATTAACTAAAGTAGCAAAATTAGAATCAGCAGCAGGGTTACTACTACTAGGAATAACATAGTATAAAGTAGCTCCTTGATAAATATAAGTTGCGTTATTGTATTGAACTATATCTCCTTTTTTAAAGCCTTGCCCTATTGAATAAGTTCCCCTGTAATTAAGACCAGATGCCATCTGAGTATAATTGGTACTGTCTTGCGAAGGTGCAGTATTTTGAGCATTAGTTAAAGGTAGTATTACTAGATAACTTGTGCCTTCAAAGTAAACTATGTCATCAACTTCGTATGCGGTTGCAGTAGTCCAGTTACCCTTCCAAGTAAACTTGAGTTTTCCTAAATCAATTTGTGCCATAATTAAAGTAGTTCGAGAATTAAATGCCCATTACTGTTAATGGAAAACTTAGGAGCATTTGGAGCAGTAGTGGATAATACATCCTCGCCTAAAAAGTAGGCATGACTACCTCCATTTTGGACGAAATCTTCTGCTTTGTAAACAGTAGTATCGTTGGCTTCATTATATGTCATTTGCAATGTTCCGTCACTTAGCTTTTTAAAACCTACAAATATTGACCTACGAGCTAAGTTAACTGCTGTAATTGCTGAAGCTGAAGCACTATCTTTAAAGCCCTCAGCTTCGTCTCTAAATACTTTAGTTTCATCCTTATAATCTTCAGCCTGGTCTGCCGATTGCGCTGCTGCTGTTTGAGCTGTATTTGCAGTAGATATACCTTGATTAAGTTGTAATAAATTAACTGCGTCTGTATCTAGTGTCGCTGTTTCCACATTTTTTATTTTCTTACCACCAGCATTAAAGTCTCCGACCATAGGCACAGAGCCATCTGTCTTAAGAAAACCAGCAATATTATCATCTACATAACTTTTAGTCGTAGCATCCTGTGGATTTGTAGGGTCTTGAACATTAATTATTGGGTTGTTACTTGCGTCTAATCCTACAGGTGTAAAGTTAATACCAGCGTCAGTATCATCTTTTGCTTCCTGGAGTCCATACAATAACTGCAATACAGCAGTATCGAGGTCACTAGCTGTTAATGTCGAACCATCCACAAAATCCACCAGGGCATTAAGCAATGGGGTTTCTCTACTAATTAATATTTCTATTCCTGTTTTTGGTGCGCCTGTGGTTTCTTGCTCGTTAGTTGCTACAGAGTTAAGAGGTGCAAACTCAATAGTAGTGTCGTTTATATATACAAAATTAGTATTAGCTATTTGGTTTAAAGATACAATAATGTGATCCTTTTTAACGTATGGAAAAGGAATTTGAAATTGTCTTGTAGTTCCGTCTCCAGAACCTTGGAATTGAGCAAAAGGCATTAACCTGTTCTAACGTCTGAATTTACTATAGATCGCCAAGCCTCAACTTGGTTGGGGAAATCATTAGTAGTTTGTGCTACTTCTTTATTTAATATCTTATTTTCATTTTGTAAATGTTGCAAATATGGTTTTGTATTAATAAAATATCTTACTGCTGCATCCCTGTATTTTTTAGCTAATTGGTCTATAGCATATAATTTTGTCAGCATTGCACGTTTTGACACTATATTTCTAGGCAGACCAGTTGCGTCAAACTCTGGATCATAGTCAGGTAATTCTTTGTAGGCATCACTATTAATTAATCTTTCCAGGTCTTGCGCAAAAGTTAAGCCACTTCCATTTGGATCTTTGAGAGTAGTCATTAATTCTCTAAACTCCATAAATTCCTGGTTACTCATTACATAACCCTTAATGCCTAAGCTAGTTCTTGTACTAAATCTTGGGTATGCACCAAAACCATGTAGCCTGGATAACTCTTTATAAACAGTTCCGTTTCTTTCTTTAGTTGGTCTAAACATTGCCAATGGATGTATGTTCATTACTAATGATCTTAAAAGAGGATTTTTAATATTTTCAGCTCCATAGGCATAGTCATATTCTACTGGCTGTCCATAAATAGGATCTAGTTCTGGTGTTCCAAATAGATTTTGTAATCCAGGTATTTCACTTAATAACTCCGTTGCCAGGTCGGATGCTGTTGCGTACCAGGTTCTTTCTCCTGTTGTTGCATTTACCGATTCATTTATTAAGTATCTTTTATTATCAAATCCAATTCTTGTTTGCCTTAACAAAGCTAATGGCATTTTCATATAACGAGCAATAGTTGTTTCAAGCATATTGCGTTTACCAGTATGTATATATTGGTTGCCACTTTCTTCTGTTTGCATTAATTCTGTAATTAAATCATAAAAATTACCAATATTAGCCATAACACTTTTTCTAAAGTAACCAACAGTATTTTCTTTAACAGTATCCCCTATAGCTTTAGCTGCTGTGTAGCCATCAAATCTTCTTAAAGTATGAGCATTAGCAATAATATATGCTTCCTGAGCCTTATCGCTGTAAACAATTTCATCATTTTCTGTATATGGTATTTCAAATTGATCGTCTCTAGGCATACGTTTTATAGCATCTACATATCCTCCTATTGAACCAAAAATGAAACTAGCGGTATCAAACATATCCAATGAATACCAATCTGACCATTCATTACTTCCAGGAGTTCTAAATCTTATTGCGTTTGGAGGTCTGTGCATATATCTATTTAATCTATCTCTGTTAGGGTTTGTACTTTGTGGGCCACTAAATTCAACAAGTCCTGTAGCTACAGCTCCAATACCTAGCGCAAATAAATGTTGACTTGTAGCTATTTCTCCTATAGCTCTTTCTCTTTGGAATAAATCTTCTGATGTTATATCTCTCCAATAACTATCTACCAATCTGTTAGTTGGTAAAGGCAAATGCCTTAATGCACTTTTTACTAAGTTTAATGGAGTTCTGTTTGTTGGGAATACGACACCTAAAAGCGGTACTGCTCTTGTAGCTTTATGTATTCTTTTTGAAGGATAATTTAAAATTTGCTGACCAAGCTCGTCAAAACCTGTTTCAGTAGAAGAAAGACCTTTTCCAAAAACTCTAAATTGATCGTTAGTAGGTTCAGATGCTTTAGTAAAATATTCTAAATTGTTTAAATCAGCATCATTTCTGTATTGCTCTGCAAATTCTAAAATATCCTCTGGTTGTGTTAATCCTTTTTCTTGCGCCCTTCTTATTCCGTATTCAACTGTTCTTTCATTTCTGTCAACTTCTATGCTGTCGGTAAAGTTTACATAATCAACAGCTTGCCTTGCGTGAACACTATCCATAAATCCACCTTTTATTACGCTTCCATCTGGCATTTCTACATCTGCCAATGATCTATTTAATGCTGCTTCTGCTTTTTTATGCGCTTCATTAAATATTCTAGGGTCGTGCATATCAAATCCCTGAGCCATTTTTTGGAATAACTCTTGTTCCATTAGCCTGGCATATTCATAGGAAGGTGCAACTGTCATACCAACTAACGTATCTAACCCACTCATAACTCTCGAAGCTCCTGATCCAAAAGTAGTTTTAACTCCTTTAGTTAAATAATGTGTTGCCAGTATTACTGGATTTGTTTCTGGATTTGTTAAATGTTTAGCTACACCCTTACCTCCACTTAACATTCTCCTTGCTTCGTCATCTATTTCTTCTTGAACATAATCATCAAATCTTCTTATTTTTGGTTGTTTATTTGGATTTTTACTTTTTCTATAGCCATCTGCCTCGAAATAGCCTCTGTTAATATTTCCAAAAACTTCATCATGCTTTACAGCAGATAAAGCCAACCTAAAAGCGTGTGCAGAATGAACAAAATATCTAAGATACATAGTCAAGTTTAATTGCTGCCTCATTCTTGCCATTCTTGCTCCATCCATATCTCCAGCAGCTAAAGCCTTACGTTTTGTTTTTCCAGCTCCCATATATTGTGAATAAGGTAAAGTAACAGCTCTAAATAAACTACCTCCTAAAACTTTTCCAAGTGTTGCAGAGTTCAAGAAAATACCATTCCTTGCTATTTGAGCAATTTTTTCTTGTGTTAACTGACCTTTACCTACATTGTCTAAACCTTTGGCAAAATTAGTCATAAAATTATTCATTGATTTAGTTCTGTCTTTATATAAATAAAGTGATTCAGCAATAATTTCCATAATTTCTCTAGCTCTTTTTGTAGGTTTGTTATTCATAACGCTTTCATAATCCTTTTTACTCATTAAGTTTTCAAAAATATTTTCTTGTTCTAATACAGCTTTTTTAAATACACCAGGAATAGATTGCTGTTCTGGTATATCTGCTGGATCTGAACCTTCTTGTATCTGCGCTTTTGAGTTAATTATTTTATTAGCTTGATTACTGTCTGGAACATAAATAATGTCGCCTGGTTGACCAAACTCTGTACCATCTACCCTAATTCCTTGATATTTCTTAGAAGCTAAATATTCAGCTAATGCTCCTTTCTGCTCAGCAGTTAATTTGCCATCTAAAACAGCACCAACATTTTCTATGTTTAATTCTTGTAATAACTTAGAAAGTGATTTATTTTGAGAAGTTAAATCAAGAATCATAATATCTGCATTTACGACTCCATCTACATAAGTACTTTTTTCTCGGACTTCTCCTCCGTCCATAGATTTAAAATATGTACCTTTTCCTAATCCTTTATCTTGGACTAATCCAGCTTCTTCTACTCCTTTCTCAAGAGCTGTTGTACCTGTTTTTGTTGTAGCTACATCTACTTCTATATGTTGATATGGAGGTATAAACATTTCTTGACCGCCCAAGAAATCCATTTGCTGCATCCTTAAGTTTTGCGCAGAGGGTCTATTAACCTCAGCTATTGCAACGCTTACTTTCATTGCATCTTCCCATAAAGATATTAATAATGATTTTGATGTACTATCGTTGGGGTTTAATTTTATATCTAACGCTACTTCTTTCATTTGCTGTATCTGTACGTCTCTTTGTAAAATTATTGCTGCTTGGGCGACTTGTTTTTGCAATGCGTTTTTATCTCCTCTCATTGCTTTTTTGTGCAAAGCCAATATTTCATCTGTTCTAAAATTACTTTCTGTTATTAATTGCAAGCCTAATCTTTTCATGTTTTCCATAGTAAAAGAAGGCACTTTTGTAGCATCTTCTCTTGTTCCTAATAGTTCAAACAAGCTAGTTTCAAATGCTTTATTAGTAGCAATTAAATCGGCTTCGCTAGTTGGTATATATCTTTTGCCATCTGGATTTAGTTTTCTATTTATTAATCTTCTATATAATCCGTCCATTGCTTCTTCAATAGTCATATCTCCGTCTCTTATTGCAACCTTTATAGTCTCTAGGTTTTCTGTAAATTCATCTGGATTTAATGCAAAACTAGCTGGTTCTGGAGCTGTATTGCCTGGTATATTTTTTGCAAAACGAAAAGGTCTAGGAGTTCTTTCTGCTAATCTTCCAGCTTGTGCGTCTCTAAATATATCTTTATAAGTTTTAAAGCCATAACCCGAAAGTTTGTTGTTTATTTTTTCTGCAATTTCTTTTAATTTTCTAAATGGCTGTAGCCAAGTAGGTTCTTTGGCAAAATCAAGTTCATCAAATACTGAAAAAGCAAATGCCTGGACTTCTCTTTCACTCATTCTTTTAGCACCAAATAAATATTTTTGATGTTTAGGATAGAAAGATGCGACTATTTCCCTTAACTGTCTATCTACTGCTGGACTATCTAATAGTCTTTGCTCTTTAAGAGTTAAATATCTATCTTGTATTCTATGGAATGATTCATGTCTCAATGTCTGCATCATTGATCCAAAGTTTATAAAATGACTTTTATAAGTCATTGCAAGAATTATTAAATCTTTTGCAGGGGTTGAACCAAACTTGAATACACCTTTAGCTCTACCAGTTCTACCTATTGCGCTAGGAGGTAAACCATAGTCGGCTGCTGCCTTTGCAGTTATTTTAGGTTCAATAGCATCAACAAGACGTAAGTTTTGGACGTTCGCACCAGCTATTTTTCTAGCTATATCAACTAATTCTTGCGCTTGCTGTTCAGTAAGATTTACGTCAGCATTAACATGATCGTTACCCATGTTTGTATATATATCATCTTCCAACGCAAACTCTAATTGCTCATTATTTTTAGGATCAAGTGGATCAAAATTCTTAGGGTTAGTCGAGTCTTTGTATTCTTTGTTGTATTTATCCTGGAGTTTTTTGTTTGCTTTCTTTACATTTTCATTTTCTATTTCTCTTAAATCATCTAGCTCGAAATCCCCTTTCTTTAAATTTTTGTCAAACATTTCTGGTTTATATCTAGGATCTTTTCGTACCCAACCTCGTTCGTCAGTATAGTTTCCTATAATTGTAAATCTGCCATTTCCTAACATTTTTCCGCCTCTAGTTGCTATTGGCGCTTCTATCGAATATTCATAAGCTCTACTATTCTCTAATATTAAAACTCCGTCCTCTGGATCTTGTGCTGCTAATTCTTTTAATTGGTTTTTTATTTTTATAAAACTTTCATATTGTCTGTTTGAAGGTATGCCAACCTCTTCTAAAAACGCACGAAATTCTCCGTCTTTAGCTGAAGGTTTTTTGTTCCATCTATTACCTGTAATATATATAGCTTTATCAATATCATTAGCAAACTCTATTTGATATTTTCCATATCTAGGTTTTGCAGTACCAGCCCATTTTTCGTTATCAAACCTTAAAGTCATTGGATGTCTAACCTTTAATATCTTCCACATATCAGCAAAAGTTACTCTACTTACATCCCCTAGTTCTTTAAATTTAAAACCACCTCTTGTACTTATAGGTAATTTTTTCTTATTAGCATTAGTAACAGTACTCTTTAATGTTTCTCCAATCTTTGAATGATTTTTGTTTAACGAACCATTGTTACCTACTAATTCATCTTCTATGTCAAAAATTTCTTGCTCTGAATATCCCTGCAATAGTTCTTCTTTTTCTTTATTTACAACTTTTTGTACTTCTTCCCTGCTAATAGGCTCAGGCTTTTCGTTTCTTAAAAGGTCGTTAGCTTTTTCATTTAACTTAGCATCAACTTCTTTTTGTACTCTTGCTGGCTCTGATTCAATCTTAGTTAGAGGTGCGTCATCCCCTGCCATAGCTGATTTTATTGTTTCAAAGTTATTTTTTATTATTTGATTTGCGCTAATTTTATTAGCTTTCATTTGAGTAGCTAACTCGTTAATTAATCTGTTTGTATCTGAAACTGTATATGCTAAACCCTCAAACCTTTCAACTTGTCTTTCTGCCTCAAGCCTTCTATCAACTGAATCGTCATAAGCAATTTTGTTTCCTTGTACTTTTTCAATAGCAGCTTTTTTATTTTTTTGAGTTACAGCTCTTAAACCGCTTATTTCTGTTCTAAGTGTTTTTAAAAATGCTTCAGCTATAGCGCTTATTTCTGGTAAATTATTTTCTTTTGACCATTGCTCTAGTCCAGGTAAAGTGCCTTCCGTAACTGTTTCTACTGCTCTAGTAGATGCAAGCATTATTTGTCTGATTCGATCTGCGCTAAATTTTGTATTTTTAGCAAATTTACTATAAACAAAATTAATTGATTCAACACTAGCTCCTTCTACTGAGCCAAGCGCTAACGCTTTATTGTATGGAAGTTCTTTAGTCGCAACTTTATCTAAAAGATTTCTTGGTAATCTTGAAAGCTGAGTGCCTTCAATCATTAATGTATTTGTTAAAGTAATACCTTTCTGCGCTAACGACTCTAATGTTTCTCCACTATTTTGCATAAACAATGCAACATCTATTGCGGTCATAGATCCTTTGATAGATGCGCCTTGAGCAATATTCTTTAAAGCTGATATTGTTTGTGCTTCTCTAACTGTTGCTACATCTACAAACCTTACATCTACTTCTCCTATTCCTGATCTTTGAGCAAGGTCTAATCTATTGTGACCATCAACAATATAGACCTTACCCACATCCCCTATTTCTCCTGTTGTATCTCTCCATACTGTTAGCAAGTCAGCTAAGTTTGGATCAAAAGTACTAGCTTCTTTAAGAGATCCACTTACCCCTTTCTTGTTAAATTTACCTTCTGATTTAACTTGAAATACATCTGGACGAACTGTTAAGTCAGTAATTTTAACCTTTGCAACTTCTCCAGCAGTAGGAGCAGCTAACCCAACGCTTGTACCTAGCTCATTAGAAAATCCTCTATCCGAGTCAGGTCTTATTTGTGATTGTATTTTTTGTTCTGCTACAAATTCTTCGGTAGCTTCGCCAAGTTCTTTTGCAGCCTTTTTAACTATATTCTGTGACTTCTTGACTTCAGTTTCAAGATCAACTTGTTTTTGTTCTGTATATCCTGTTTCCCATTGTGGATCTTTTATCTCTCCTTCTTTTTTGTAATAACCTAATAAATCTTTTCCAGGTGCATCTTCATCTACTTCTCCTATTCTTATAGGTTGCCTAACCTTTCCATCTAATGCTCTTTTTGGCTGAGGTGTTTGTTGTTCTTCTATTGTTTCAGCTTCTATTGTATTTTCTTGATTACCTTTAGTTTTTTCATCTGCGTCTAATTTTGCTCTTATCTTTTTGTAGTATTCAATTGCGTCATATTCTTTCTTTAAATTATCAGCGTTATCTATTGCTGCTTCAAAAATTTTCCACTTGCTTAAATAGTTAACCATTGGCTTAATTATTCTTGCTTCCGCAGAGTCAACTATTGATCGCAAATAATTTTCAGCAATTTGATACCCATAATCTTCCGCAGTTTTAGTTCCAATAGATTTATCTAACAAATCAAGTTGTGTATTTTTTGTAGGAAATTGCCCTGGAAAAGCTCCTTTAAATCCGCCTTGACCAAACTTTCTTGTTAAGTTTAACGCTTTACCTCCAGCTCCAAACGCTACACCCATAGGTATTCCGTTAATTATTTCATTTACAAATAATGATTTTATTTTTGCTTCGACAAATGAATCATTTAATCTAGCGTTGTTATTAATTCCTTCTGGTAATAAATTATCCATTAAAGAAGGTTGGTATGGATCTCCTAAAATAGTTTCTGCTATAAGCGAATTTCTTGCTCCTTCTACTGAATTTTTAGCTACAAACTTACTTACCTTGCTTACTCTTGGCATATTAACCTTCATCCAACTTATAGCTTTAGCAAACTGTGGAGAGGCAGCTTTAGCTTTCTTAAATACGTTTGCAGCATATACATATTCATCTGGTAGTCCAGGAGTTAATGCTTTAGCAGCAGCAAAGGTTAAAAAGAATGGTGCTACTTCTCCAGCAAAAGTTGACCCCATATCAGCTAATGGTCTGCCAGTATCTATAACTGGAAAACCGCCAACCAGTTCGTCAAAAGATGCACCTTTACCGCCAAGTAATCCCCAGTTTTCGCCAGCCAATCTGTCTTGACCACTCATAGGTTCAAAGTCAGGATCATCTTTTATTTGGAATGGATCTTTATTATCTGCAATATCTTGGAATATATTTTTACTTATAAGTCCTGTACCCATAGCATCTGCTATGCTCATTCTGTTATTTATATCGCCAAGTTTTTTAAAAAATTCTGGCAAACTTTTTTTATCTATACCAGCTTTTATTGCTTTCATTGCCAAAGCATTAGCACCAACTACATCCCCTGTTAGCATTTCTGCCATAAATCCAGGCATATCCATCCTTACCATGTCATTCAAAGTATTATTAATACCTGTAACACCACTAATAGCGGTTCTATCTACAATTCTTGCTAAGTCTCCTAATGCGTTTCTTAATCTAAACTGACCTTTTAGTTCTTTTGGAGCATACTTTCCTTTGTAATCTTTGCTGAAAATATTTAATTTGTCGTATAAACCTAAAATTGGTGTTGACATTTTTGTGTCTCTACCTACTCCAAA